CAGGACATCTCCGCCCACAGCAATTGCCATTTACTACCAAAACAGGCCTAGTGATTCATACACCTGAACAATGGAATTGTGCTCGCAACCAGCAACGCAACTGGGAAAGTTTGCTGCAAATAATGAGCCTGCGAACACAGCCCATGAATGTTGTACCGCCCACTAAACAAACTGATGGTTGGCATTTTGAATTTGATGTAGAAGCCGAAGGTGTGCTTGGCAGCGAGTTTGGCAGCGACGATCTAGCAGGGCTAGTCAGAGACTGCGAAGGTGTGCCCATGGTCACTGGCTTAGATGAATCTGGGGTGGTCACCGCCACACTGCATGCTCAAGGTACTGACCAAAACATTTGGTTCAGCGCCATAAATACGTCATTGGAGCCTGAACATGGTTGATACCACTGACATTGAAAAGAAAAGTCTTGAAGCCCACGTTGAATTGTGTGCAGAGCGTTATCGCATGCTAGAACTCAAGATAGAAACAGTGGAGAATGAAATCTCAGAGGTCAAGCACATGGTCAGTGAAGTGCATGGCATTGTGCGCAGAATGGGCGAAAAACGCAACGACCAACTGATTGCCTGGGGCATAGGCATCATAGGTACATTGTTGGCCGTGGTAGGGTGGCTCACAGCTCACTACATCAAGACACTATGACCCGTGATCAAAAATTAGAACGCTTTGCCGAGCGTGAGCTAAAACGTGTGTACACTGAACTAATTATTGATGATGAACACGGTGGTTACGTGGCATTTGGGCGTTATCATTTGCGCCCTGAGTCAGCAGGTTTTGCAGTGTATCACAGTGATGATCTTGTGAGCACATTCAGCAGTAAAAAGACCGCTATGTCATGGTGTGTGGCAGATCACTTGCAACAGTATCGACTAGCACAAAACATCCGTATACTGGACAACAAAAAACAAACGCTGACCGCTGACATCCATTGCCGACGTGGGCAAGCGGATCGTAGCAACAGACCCGAATTCCGTGAAATGGTGCGCACCAAACTTGCACCCAAAATTGAGAACCTTACACTGCTGAATCAAGAACTTGAAAAATGTTTAAATTCGGCTAAATATCTACAACTAAGAGGATTTGCCAAATGAAATTAACTGAACTGGCCACACCAAAAAAGAGCCGCCAAGTAGCCCAAGTATTTGAAAGTTACTTTGGTACCAAGATGCCTGTGAACAAACTCACAGTCCGAGAAGCACAGTCCATGCTAAAACGTGTGCGTGGAGTTATTGCGGAACATCAACGCAGTACTACTCGTCATACCAGCGAGCGCAACCCTGCATATCTTAAACTAGTGATGATGGAACAGGCCTTGGCACATCGTGTGAGCGAAGACATGGCACCTACCACTGCTCCTGGTGCACAACAAAACACAGCACAAAATGCAGCCGCAACCATTGCCACAACAAAAGATCCTGCACTCAAAGCAGCATTGACCAAGGCATCAAAAGGCCAAAATCTCACACCTGACGAACAGAAATTGGTTTCGGGTGCTGCCTTGATGAAAACAGAAAATCGTCTGCGCAATGCATTCCGTACACTGAAAGAATCAGAAGTTCAGCAAGCACAAGTGGTATTGGCTGCACAAGACATGGTAGACAAAATGCAATCAATGTTGGAAGACACCACAGAAATGCAATTCAAAGAATTGCCAGCACTAGTAGATTCAATCCGCAATCAAATTGGCATTGAACAGGCTACACAATTCAACACTGATGCCACTGCTGCCTTACAAGGCCTTGTGCAAAATCTGCAAGGTGCCAAGGTACAACTGGAAACAGCCCTAGGCGTGGTCACAGGCCAACCCGCACCGTTAGATACTAGCATGGCTGCCAGCGGCATGCCTGGTGCAGCGCCTCCTGGCGCTGAAATGGGTGCTGAAATGGGTGCAGATATTGGCGCTGATGTGGGTGCTGAAATGGATGCAGACATTGGTGCCGATCTTGAAACTGGCGCTGAGCCTCCCAAAGCTGCTTTGGGCAGAGCACGTAGATAATGAGAATCGACGAAGTCGAGGTCGACCGTTCACCAGATCCAGAAAAATTACTGGGGTTGGTGAACTTTCTTTCAGGCCGGTCTGACGACGAAAATGCACAAAAACAAATCAGCACAGATGCATTTATTTCTGCTGCTCGTAGTTTGGGTTTCCCGGTCAATGAAAAAAACATTGTGAGTGTGGTAAGCCAAGCACCGCTGGACAGTGTGTTGGAACCAATGGACCCTGCCAATCCCACAGTAATTCGATACAAAGGCAGTGGCGAATCTGGTCCTACACAAATGCCTGTAAACAAAGCACAAGATATCGTGGCCGCCTCGGCCAAATCCGCGATGCAACGCGGAATGAACAAATAACCCATTCCGGTTGACGCTCGTCAGTAAATACGCTATAATCAGCGAAGGAATATACCATGGCCTATTCAGATAAAGTAATTGATCATTATGAAAACCCACGCAATGTAGGCAAGTTTGAAATTGACGATACCATTGGCACAGGCATGGTAGGTGCGCCTGCTTGCGGTGACGTGATGAAATTGCAGATCAAAGTCGAAGATGGAATTATAACAGATGCCAGGTTCAAAACATACGGATGCGGAAGTGCGATTGCCTCATCCTCTCTTGTTACCGAGTGGGTTAAAGGACGAACGCTTGACGAGGCCGCAGCTCTTAAAAATTCAGAGATTGCTCAAGAACTCGCACTGCCACCAGTCAAGATTCATTGTTCTATTCTTGCTGAAGATGCTATAAAAGCCGCTGTAGAAGACTATCGAAAGAAACATTAACATAATATGCCACATAGTCCAAGTAGCATTTCTGTTGAAAACAAAAAAATCAAAATACTGTTATATCATTGCAATGCCTGGGGCTGGATCTACACAACTGCTCTTCAATTAAAAACATACATTGATTTACTTTATCCTGCCACAGCTGAACAATTAGAATGGCTAACCCCTTTACAAGCTGAATGCAGTGACCAAGAGTTGTTGCAACACATCAAACAAAACAACGTAGACATACTTTGCACCAGTCACTATCTTTGGAATCACGATCAGTTAACCAATCAGTTGTGTAGAATAAAAGATCGTTTGCATCATCAAACTGTAATTGCCGGCGGCCCCAGTGTTGATGTTAATGTCAACGAAAATTTTTTTCAACAACATCCTTACATTGACTATGCAATATACGGAGCCGGTGAGCAAGCATTTGCTGACATTGTGAATCATTTGGTGCTTGGCAGCCCGCTGATTGCGTTCAATACATCAAACTGTGCTTGGCAAAATTCCAACACCGGCAAGACTGTTGTTGCAGATTACAAATTTGTAAAAATGTTAGAAACCAGTCCATTTTTACACAATGAAACTATGTTTGCCAGTATGATCCAAAACACCCAATACCAAGACACATGGTTATCATATACCCTCACAAGAGGGTGCCCATATGCCTGCACATTTTGTGACTGGAACAGCGGTCTTGGCAACAAAGTGTCTCGAAGAAAAAACACCTATCAACAAGAAATTGATTTGTTCCAACGTGTGGGAGTCAAAAACATATATTTGGCAGATGCCAATGTGGGTCAGTACGATGAAGATGTTGCTATGATTGAATATTTTGCTGAAAAAAACATCAAAGAAAATGCTGGATTTCATGTGGGCGGGAATTTTAGTAAACTTAAAAAAGAAAATAACTTGAAAATTTTTCATACCATGGCCAAAGGCCGGTTGGTACAAAAAACATTTAATTTTTCAGTACAAGAAATCAACCAAGAAGTAATGAAAAATATCAATCGACCAGATGTTGGATGGGATGTGCATCTTGCCATGATTGAAGAACTAACAACCAGTCATCCACATTTGATTGCCAAGGTTCAACTTATCTATGGGCTACCAGGGCAAACTCTTGACAGTTGGCAACAAACACTGCAAACTGTCACTGAAAAAAATATCATGCCAATGATTTTTTTAAATGAGCCCTTGCCTGCTAGTCCGGCCATGTACGACCCTGAATATCAAAAGCAATTTCAGTTTGAGTATGTTTACAGCCAACGAATAGCATGGAAAAAATATTTTAGTTATATTCCAAAAAAAAGTAATTCCTTTGACCAGTCAGACTTGGTAGCAATGACCGTGTTAACAGGAGTTTATTGTGCTATGTCTGTTATCAATCTTGCATTGATTGAAAACAAGGTCGAAACTTTAAATATTGCTGAAGTAGTTTTAGATTTTTTAAGCTCTGATTACTATAAAAATCTTTACACCAATCTATATGAAAATTGGACAACGGAAAATAATTTTTATTTTACCAAAGGAATAGATCAAGACAGTGTTGATGAAATTCCAGACACTCATCTAAATATTTATTTGCTCTGTAATAATGTATTTTTAAAATACCTTTTGAAATTTGTACCGTTGCATGACCAAATGAAATTTATAAAATTATCAGTTGATTCAACATTTAAAAATTATATTGTTACAATATTTTCTGATTTTGATTAAATATCGAAATGATAACCATAACTGAACAAGCGCAATCTAAAATACAAAAATTGGTAGCCACCAAAGGCTATGCCGGCATACGCCTAGGTGTAAAAACCACAGGTTGCTCGGGGCTGGCTTATGTGTTAGAATACGTTAAAGATTATGCATCCGACGCTGCCACTATAAACTATGCACAGGATAATTTTTGTGTGCTGGTTGACAAAAAACATGATGTGTACTTGAAGGGCACTCAAGTAGACTATGTGCGCCAAGGCCTCAATGAAGGCTTTGAATTTACCAACCCCAATGAACGTGACCGCTGTGGTTGCGGAGAAAGTTTTAGAGTGTGATGCCAGACAAAACCTTGTTGGTATTCGGCTGTAGTTGGGCAGTTGGCGTTCCATTACCACCAGAACAAGCATTTGGTCATCTACTGGCTCAACAATTGAAAGTCAAGAACTATGTCAACTTGGCCATACAAGGAAGTAGCAATCATCGCAGTGTATTACAGTTGTTGGATTACACAAAATCACATCAAAGAAGCATGTCAGACCATATAGCTGTGTTTTCGTTGACCACACTAGCCCGCAGTGCTGTGATAGATCGTCAAGGAAAGGTGATAGATTTACGTGTGTTAGGCCCAGAAGATGATCGTTCAATAATCAAAGATTGGCTGGCTAATTGGTCATCACAGCAACAGCTTAGTCACGAACATCACAAAAATATCATGGCCATGCAACAAATTTGCAAACACTATGGCATCTTGGATTTTTACGTGCAGGCCTGGCATGATTTTGATTACAACTTGCCTGGTATTGATCAGTCTCGAATCCTGCCACAAATCTGGATTCATTTGTTAGGGTATCAAAATCAATCAGATTATGTAGAAAACTACAAAAAAGGCAACAACATCAACATGCTGACAGAAGGCCATCCCAGTGCTGCTGGTCATGCTTTGCTGGCTGATGCAATGTACACAATGATTCGCAGTGAAATGACCAGTATCAAATTGACCAACCGACGGAAAGTTCATTTTGCTTGACATTCGTTTTGGCCCAACAGAAATTGAGATTAACCTAGCCAGCATTTTGCCAAAGAATGGCATGGTGCAAAATTTAGATTTTGTTGAAGACCAATTGGCATTGAAGTACCAACAACAATGCATATGGTTTACCGCAACAGACGGAGAAAACACACAGTCGCCGGTCCTGATGGCCTGGCTCCAACGTCTGCAATTGGCCTTGCACATCGCCAATGATAAAATTTGGTTCAAGTCAGTGGTGCCTTGTGCTGAACAATGGAATTGGCAACCTGTGCCGCTGTCAGCATTCAAAGACGTACATAAGTACGTGGATCCTGACAGCATGAACAGAAACTTGTCAAAGGCAAAATTTGTAGGTGTGTTGGCAGCCAGCAGGTTCAGTGTGTACAGGATGAGAATGATTTATGAATTAGGTAAAACATTTGCCGGTCAAACATACGTCACTCACAGAGCAGATCACAGCAGTAAACAGCTTGAAGTTGCAGCTGATCACTATACAAATGAACAATCTTGGCTGGATCACACAGTGTTTCATACTGACAAGGTGATCAATATCAATGGCCAAAATAACATATTAAACTATGTGAATGCAACCAAGGCCTACCAACACATATGGAATCAATTCAAAATTGAAGTAATCACAGAAACAGATGAATATCAGCGCACTTGGTTCACAGACAAAACTGCCAAGTGTTTGGCCACAGGCAAACCGTTTTTGTTGTTGGGTGCTCAGCACAGTTTGCAAACTTTGAAAAGCATGGGGTTTGTCACATTTGACCAATGGATTGACGAAAGCTATGACAATTGCATATTGGCCACTCAACGCATCATGGCCATGATTCAAAGTTTAAAAACACTAGCTGATCATGCAGATCGCGACGCCATTCTAGACCAAATGCAAACACACGCAGAAAAAAACATTGAACTTTATAGAAACTACGTCAAACATCACTAGGCCATACATGTACAATTCCAGATTTGATTATCAACCAGTGCCACGAGTCTCCATTGAGGGCCGACGCTATTATGCCACACCTGATGGCAACAAGTTGCCCAGTGTGACCACCATACTTGACAAGACCAAGAGTGAAGCCAGCAAAGCAGCCTTGCAGAACTGGCGCAACCGGGTGGGCACAGAAGCGGCACAGGCTATTACTACAGAAGCTGCCAATCGTGGCACACGCATGCACACATACCTTG